CAAAAATCTGGAAAGGTTGACCATTTAAAATACTTCTAGCAATGATTGGAAAGAGATTGGTGGCTTGGCTTGGGTCATCAGCTAACAGACCACTAGGATGGTTACCCACTGGATTAAAATAGCGAAGACTGGTAATTCTGAAATTTTTTTTGTATTTGGCAACGTCTTCTAGAATTCTTTCAATTAAATACTTGGTCGTTGCATAGGGATTGGTTAATCCGACACCAGTTTCACTTGTCTCTCGGTGTGGTAAAGTGTTTGCGGGATTATAAATAGCAGCCGAACTAGAAAAGACTAAAGAATTACAACCCGATTGTTCCATACCTAAGAGGATATTAGTAATAATACCGAAATTGATAGAATGATATTTTACAGATTGTTTTATTGAATCTCCAACGGATTTGAGACCAGCTAGAACAATAACTGCGTCAAATTGACATTGGTTAAAGAGTTCGAGGGTACTAGTTTTATCAGTCAGATCTATTTTTTTGAAGTTCAAAACATAATCTTCGACTTTTTCAATTGTTAAAACCCTTTGAATCTCTTCTAATCTTTGAATCGAAGAGTTATCTAAATTATCAGCAATAACCACATCATAACCACTTTTGACTAATGCTACACTTACATGACTACCAATATAACCCAGTCCTCCTGCCACCAAAATTGTTTTATTCTTGTCTATCATTATACTAATAATAGACAAGAGTGCTTTAGTAAAAAATTGAACCATAATTTTTACAGATATAATTAACCTAATAAATGTTACAGGTAACCCGTACTCATCCTGATGCCGAATTGCCCCTAAGACAAACTGGTGGTAGTGTCGGTTATGATCTAGTTACTGTTGAATCAAAAACACTCCAAGTCGGTGAACGTTATGCATTTGATACTGGTTTGGCAGTTGGCATACCAGTTGGATGTTATGGTCGAATTGGACCACGTTCAGGTCTTGCTTTTAAGAAAGGTCTTGATGTAATGGCTGGGATAATTGACTTAGATTATGCACTATCTGTGAAGGTTATTTTGGTAAATTTGGGTCAAGAAACTGTCACAATTAGTGCCGGTGATAGAGTTGCGCAATTAATTCTAGAGAGATGTGAGACTCCTGAAGTAATCGAAGTGCCTCATGACGAGTTGAGTTCAACTCGAATGAACAAAGAGAAAAACGATATGCCAATTAGAACGGGAGGATTTGGTAGTACTGGAACAAGCTAAACGTTAAGAATTTCCTTGAAAACTTCATCAACATTAGATGGCAAATCAGTAATTTGGCCACCATAAGTTTCATTGATAGTTTCCAAAACCTTATTTTCACTAGTACTCGACGTGCGAACCAATGAAATAGCTAATCCTTTGCGACCATAACGACCAGTACGACCCACTCGATGAATATAAGTTTCCAACGCCATTGGACCACCTGGAACATCAAAATTAATCATCATGCTTAGATCTTGAACATCGAACCCACGAGAAAGAAGATCACTACTAATTAAAATTCGAGCTTCACCTGAACGGAAACTGGCTTCAACAAATGTACGTTCTTCTCGTGGAAGATCTCCATGTAAAATAGCAATTGAATAGCCTTGACCTTTCATATATTGACCCAACCATTCAGCTCTCTTACGACTATTGGTGAAAATAATACATCGAGCAACAGAATAATGTTTGTAAAGTTCATTTAAAATAGCAATTTTAATTTGATCTGGTTCAGCACTATCAATCATGATTTTGTATTGTTTGATACCAGCTAAACTAACTTGCTCATTTGACAAAAGCACTTCTAAATATGGAGGATCAGATCTTACTAATTTTCGTGCATTATTAAGGCTAGTCTCACTCATAGTTGCTGAAAAAAGACCAATCTGAATATTCTTTGGTACTTGATACAAAATATCCTTTACTTCTCCTAAGAATCGATCTTCTAATAAATTATCAGCCTCATCGAATATTACGGTTTTGAGTCCTTGACCAAAACATCGCTCACGCATTAAATGTGCAACTCGGCCGGTGGTTCCGACGATTACTCGAATTTTTCCAGTCTTAACTAGTTTTATCTCTTGTTCGAAAGGCGTACCCCCTCCATAACATGTTAAGAGCCAGTCATCATTACCTGCAAAATAATAGCTGCCAATTTTTTTCATAACTTCACCAATTTGTCGCGCAAGACTAACAGTCGGTGATAGAACTAAAGCTTGGATCTGATCACTCTTAGGATCAATACGACTTAAACAACCAATAACAAATGCTCCAGTTTTACCAGTGCCACTTTGGGCCTGAATAATAGCATCGCGACCTGTTACTAGGGCAACAATAGAACGTTGTTGAACTTCGGTGGGGTTTTCGAAACCCATTGAATAAATTCCACGAAGAATATTTCGATCCAAATGACTAGTCTGGCTAGTATCATCTTCCGGATTTTGATGAAATCCATCATCAAATGAACGCAAGAGAAAATTCTCGTTATCCAATATATTTACAGTTGTTACAGAAGGTGTCTGATCCATATCTGGGCTTATGTTAAAGAATATAATATTAATTTTAAGTCATTTTTTTTGGTAATGTAATGTCAAAGAAATCATATTACCAAAAAACCGTAACATATGAATTATTAACTGTTTTTCTTTTTCCTAGCCCCTGTTCCAGGTTGTCTAATTTGACTTATGTATAATCTGGGATAAACCACCCGAGTTGCATAGCGTGCCCAAATTTCAGGAGGTAAATTCTTTTTAGTAACTATTTCTCTTTCATTTTCATAGAGACGAATACGATGGGTGTCCGCTTCGATTTCTTGTAATCCTTTTTGTTGCATATACGAAGTCAGCTTAGATTGCAAAGTATTACGGTATTTGTCTAGTTCTGAAATTTGTTTTGAAATTTGTTGGTACTCCTGAATCGTTTCCTTAACTGTTAACTTTTTAGTGGTTTTGGTTTCAGACATTAAATCGATTGTTATATAAAAACATCTTGATTCCAAATTCCAAAAAATTAACTAGACTTAGTCAAAATTCAAGAGAGTGAGTTAAAAATTTTAGAGAGTGATAAAAATTAACTCACACCCTTTGTATCTAATATGTCCTAATAGAGTGCACCAAAGCCCTTAATATTGGCTATTAATGTGCCTAATAGAAAGAAAGGAGACAGTAAGTCTATTTAAATTTTTAACTCTCTTAAATTTTTAACTAGACTTAGTTAAATTTAGCTAGAATGAGTTAAAAATCTTGCTATTCTAGTACTCTATTATACTAAATTATTAAGGACTCTGTGGGGTTCTATTAGGCTAGATTAACTAGACTTAGTTAAAAATTTTACTATTCTAGTACTCTATTATACTAAATTATTAAGGACTCTGTGGGGTTCTATTAGGCTAGATTAACTAGACTTAGTTAAAAATTTAACTATTCTAGTACCCTATTATTGACTGGAGGCAAGTCATGAAGTTGACCCAGAAATCTCTGATTAATACTCTGTCCACTGACAAATAGTTTATCTGTCGGTTTTACAAAATGCATCCCAATAATTGTTAGATCACTGGAATTAGCAGTGAATGTATTCTTGTCATTTTCTGAAATACACAAGAAGGGTCAGAGCTAGTATTCACCTCACCAATTTAGTGGTACAAATTGTCTTGACTGTAAAAAAGTGGTATTTAGGTGGTGAAAAAGTGGGGTTTAGGTGGTAAAAAGTAAATTTCATTTTAGGTGTATTACTAGGTATGTAAGGTAGATAAATTTGGTGTTATTACCGAATTCTTATGGGTAATTCGAAATATAAAATAGAAAATTGGCTCGCTCTAAAATATATCTTACAACTTACACAAAACAACTTACACAAAGTGTTTTCCTTCTTGAGCCAAACCATGAATCAACATTCGTAAGAAATAATACGCCACTAAAATATGAAAAACAGTTGCTAATCCACTTTCATCATTCGTCCATATCGTCATAGAGTCTAGATATTTACTATTAGTATAGGCCAGATAATTGATAACTGAAACCTGAATTGGTGCTTTAACCAATGCTTTTCCAAGAAGTGTGGGGCAAAAAAAATCCCAAAATCCATATCCATAATAACCACAAACCAATCCAAGTATATCAAAAAACATATTAGGATAACTAGCATTTACTAAAATAGCCCAAAATCCATAACGTTCAATCCACTCTTTGACCATAACTATTCCCCATTTGGAATATTCGGAAAACAAATTTGATGTTGATGTCAATTCGTTTTGCTTCTCACCCTTTTTATTCAATAATCTAATTTTTTGAGCAGCCAAATAAGGAGGAATTTCACCTATGGCTGTACCAGAACCCCAAACTGCTGCTCGAACAAGGTTAGAAAAAATGCATTCACGGTTGGCAATGGTCGCGGGAAAGAGAAAGAGCGTACCGGTGTGAAGGCCCGTACCAAAACCAATACTGGAAATAATCCCTAAAAGTAACCAATAAACGAAACTTTGGACATAAGAAAAATATAAGATACCTAAAATAGGATAATAGTAAATATAATTTATTAGCTGATAAGTCTCCATCTGTTTTACAATATATTGGTAAGCATAACAACAGTCAGTCGTTATTCCATTTACATAATTTCGTAGAATACTATGAAAGTAGTCAGTGTATTGTTGGATTCTGCTCTCCTTTTCTGACAAAAAAATAATACAGGGGTCAGGATTATCCTTTCTTTCCAATTCAGTCATAACGCAAAGCAAATAACTTTAACTATATAATAGAAGATTATAGATAAAGTTATTTGGTTTATAATTCAGTAAGAACAGTCAAAAGATCAACGGTTTCTAAAGTGGTTAAATCGAGTTGTTTGGATAGATTTATTAATTTTTTATCATCAAAATAACAAGAACCCAGAACTCTTGGAGTATCATGGTCAATAGCGCTAAAATCTAAATACCCCATAAACAAACAACCACCAGGTTCCATATGAGCTAATTGGTTAGGTTGTTGTTCAAGACAGGCTTGACAAACTCCACCAAAATGTGAGACTCGTGGCCCCATTGACTGGAACCTAATTGGTCCATTATAAACAGCTGTCCATTTTAGATCTATAACACTAGTATCTGTGGTATCGACTAGACTAGCATTTTTAATACTCATATAGTGAATACTAGTATTATCGGTTGAAACATGTTTAATACCTATGATAAGATGGGTGTCGAGGTAAAATAATTTATCTAAGCCTTTGGTTTCAAGTTGGAATTGATAGAGTGTTTCACGAACTTTTTGACTAGGAAAATAATCTGTCCGCGTCTTAGTAAATTCGCTCAGGCGTTGATCAATAGCAGTTCGCCATGATATACATTTTTTGATATATTCGTTTTGCTCTTGGAGATGAGAATGGAGATCAACTAGAAAATCCAAGCTCAAGCGATGTTGATTACGAAAAACAAATTCCATTTTTGATAAACGTTCTCCCACTTGAAAATTAATAAAAAAATCGATTTTTTAGAGCAAATGTTTCTTAATAGAAATGATCAATATCATCGATAAACTATATTAAGGCATATAAGAATGCGATATTGGATTCATGACAATTGGTATTGATTCGATATCTTGATGTTGTTTGTGTTCAGTTATCAAGTCAAATGGTGTTTTTCCATTCTCGTTTTTAATAAATAGACCCAGTGATGACAAATTTCCTTAGAGTTATTAATCGCCCATTCCGTTGATATGGATTACTCGTGCCATCTTTGAGTGCTTAGCAAAATGACTATTATAAACTTTCCAGATCCCTAGTAATTCCTTTAAAATTGGTACTGGATCCAAAGT